ATATTATTGTCTGCAACAACTGTTCCGTCATTGGCTTCAGTTAAGTTAATTATTTTAGCAGTTGTGGTATCATCATCCTGATCAATCAGTGTCACATTATAAATTTTGTTTCTTACAGCACTGTCTGTATCAGCGGCAAATATTATTCTAGTACCATCTACTAGATCGTATCCATCTAAACTGTATCCTGTTTTTCCATTAACGTTACTGAGAGCATCTGTTTGATTAAAATCAATTATGTTAACTGGTGCTTTGCTTTCAGTACCAAAATTAAATAACTTTAATCCAGCTTTAAATTCAATAATTGGTCGTTTAGCTCTTAAAGATTGATCTAAGTTAGCAATTGTGTCATTATATTCTGCTGACTTATTAATAACATCTACGTGTACCCAACGATTAGTTCTGGTCCAGGGATTAAGATCTTTACTTGCTCGATTAATTGTAAAGTAGTCTTGTTCTTGAGGCGAATTTAAACTAGAATCGTATGCTCCAAAATCATAAGCAGTGCTATCAAAAGGCAGAGTCTCATCTTTTAAGAAAGGTTCTGGAGTCTTAAAATCATCAACTGCTAATAATTCAATTGCAGTACCAACTCCTTCAACGTAGTATTTTTGATCTTGGTAACTACTAGGTTCTGTTCTGCCACGGAACTGTACTTGCATTCCGTTTGTAAATGTAACTCCATTTGGTGAAGTATAGCTTGTTTTACCTAAGATATCATTAACATTTAACAATGTCATATCTACTTCATCTACTATATTAATAACACCAAATTTTGTACTATCGTTTTGATCTTGATAATAAAGTATATCACGTGTTGCTGTTAGTAAAGGTTGCTGTTCAAAGTATCCTTCTGCTGATTTGTAGTAATATTTTGAAGCGTTAAGTGTACCGTATTGTATTTCTAATTTGTTAAGTTGCGGAACTTCAATTACCTTAGATAATGTTATGTACGGTCTAGTTGGGTCACTAGTGTCAGTTAGATACTTAATTTTCCATACACTATATCTTTGTGCCTGTGTTGTAATATCTGTAGTTGAATCAAAAACTTCTGAATCATATCCAGCTGTGGTTGAATCAAATCTATCTGTTATTCTCCATCCGCTCTTATCGCTATCACTGTCTGTATTTTTATTAAGAAATATAACTGTACGATTGTCTAAATCTGATATAGAATCAATGCCTCCGTGCTTTTCTAAAAACACATCAACATATACATTATTGATTTGATCAAATTTTAGATCAGTTGCAAGATCAACTGGACCAACATCTGGCATTGTATAAAATTCATTTTGTGCTGTACTTAATGGTACGTTAAATTGTACACTTCCATTGTCATCACCGTTATTAGTAACACCAAGTACTTCACGACTTGATTGATTTTCTTGTCCTGGAATTAATCCTGTTGTACCTGGGTTTGTTTGTATCCAGAAAGGATTACCAGTTTGTTGTACTTCAAATGTATAGTTCCCACCTCTAACTAAAGTAATAGTTGGATTAGTTCCTGCTGTTTCACTCAATGTGTATCCTGAGTCAGTCCTACCAACACTGTAGTTGTTAGTTAATGCTATTTCAGTAGCCTGTACATTGACTGAGTCTGAGCCACCAGCTAGCCAATAATATTGACTAAAGTTAATAAACTTGTCGTAATCAATAAATGGATCCCAAGCATAAAATTCACTTGAGAATAATCTATCATGTTTATTTGTTTTTGCGCCGCGGATACCTAATGCATCTATTAGTCCAGGGTATGTTGTTAAGTCTTTTGTTTTTGTAGTACCTGGTACTTTATAAACCACCGATGGTTCAAGCTGATAATTTGCTCTTGTTGTACTAGGTTCTAATACATAACTGTCTGTAGTAGTAACTCCAGGACCATTACGCTTGCCTATATATCCTTCAACTTGTTGAAGTTTACTAGGTTGAATCATTTGATCCAGTGTAGAAGCTAGAAACTTCTTATTGGTCTCTGTTCTAAATATCTCAGGTAGTAGATCAACTGTGCGTGTTCTGGTTACCATTAAATTATCCCGCTATTAGAAGCTGTTCTTAAAGCACTAGATGTTAGTGCGTCTATAACTACAATATTATCTACTGTTGCTGAGTTTACAAAAATTTCGTTTGGTGCTGTTCTAATTTCATACAAATCCCCAAAACTCTTTGTTGGGTCTTTTGGTACTAGTACCACTGAACTTACTATATCGCCTAGTTCTTTATGTAAGTACGCTGATAGTTCACTGAAGTAAAATGTATCTCCAAAATCCCATTTGTCAATAGTAAAGTATTCATTAAGTGCTTCAACAACACGTGACTTAATTTCACTAGTTGACACAACTGAGTTTGCATACTTGATTACTTTGATATCGCCCTGTAACTCTGTTGAAGCTTTGTTGCCAAACAATGGTTTGAATGTTACTGAATTAAAAATTACATTATCACTAATCATTTTATAATCTTGTAATGTTGCATAAGCAATTGATAGTTCGTCAATTGTTGGTTCTATTGGTTTGGTTACTGTGGCTGTTGTGTCTTTAATCCAATTTTGATATTGTGTATAATATGAACTAGTTACTAGATATAGATCAATAATATTTGTAATCGCCGGATCTATTCTCTTGCTGTTACTTGAGTTATGTTTGTATTGGAAGTATAAATCCTGTCTTCCAGTATTAACCCGATAGTCTGTGTTTTCAGCTAGAGTGTATGTTGTGCCAACAACTGTTAGTTTATAAAACTTTTTGTCTGTTGTTGCGTAAAATATTTGTCCATCTAAAAATTCTGTTTTTATTAATTCAATAGCTGACAACGTTGCGTACAAGGCATTAACTGTTCCTGTTGCTATTGGAATATATCTTTCTAAATTATCAAAATCAGTAGTTCGTTGTAAGAAAGTAAGTTTAGTAGTTGCGTTAGTGCCAGGAGCCACAACGTCATTAAACACGTCTGGGTTATCAGCAATACCATCACTGTCAGAGTCTGCATAACTTACTAATACTTTAAAATTATCTATAAATCCATCAGTTTCTGTTTCTTGTCCAATAATGTCTAATCTTACATCTCCTGCTAATGCTGTGTTACTGTCTGGTTGACTGTTTGTTTTAAGTATGTTCACAAAGTCGTTGACTGTTCGTCCTGTTTTAGGATCGTATATTGAATCGTTAGAATCATATATAAATCTATTTTCAGTTACTGAAGCAAAATAATAATTTAAAGTTCTATACTTGACTGTGTATGTTGTTCCGTCTGTTGTAAACTGCACTAACCAACTAGCATCTTGCTTTAATCTAGTTGTAGCTTGAGCATAGTCAGTTGAAAACTCAGCATCCTGATTTAAATTGTCAGTTGATATAATGTACCATGACCCTGTTGTATTATCGTATCCAAGACCAAAGTCTCTAAATAATTCAATTTGTTCAATCATTAACTTTTCAGTAGCTGATGGTATGTCTGTTACAAATTTTGGAATTACCTCTGTTGGAATAGCACCTGTTGGAATAAAGTCGTTCATTACAACTGGTCCGCTACCATCAGCAAGATTTCCTTCACCAAAGTTTGTGCCGTCAAGTGTTAAACTAGAAACAGTTGCCCAGATTACTAATTTTTCATCTGCTCCTGTTGGTGTACCTACTTTTAATCTATTGTTAGCATCAAAGAAATATCCGCTTGGTGGTACTAGTTTAACTAGTCCGCCTTGGTCAATATATTCAGTATTACTAGTACTGATTGGCCCAACTGCTACTGGATTACCTAAAGAATTTTTAAAGTATCCTGAACTTGAATTAGTTGATGTTGTACTTTGTTGCCAAACGATATCTGTATCTGCATAACTTGGTCTATTAAATTTATCGTTATAAAAATGCACCATTGGTCTAGAAGCAAGTGTTGATTCAAGTTGATTATTAATTACTGACGCAATGTCGTTGGTATCAACAAAAGTAAATGTGAAGTTAGGAGAAGTATAATCTCTATAGAACATACCATCACTAGCAAAAGCATTAGTCGAAGAATATTTTCCAGTTGGATCTAATAAATCAATTTGTCTATTAATGCCAATACTAGAACGTCCAAGTGCCTTAGACTTTAATATGCTTGTAAACTGTGTATATGGAAAATTGTTATAGTCTTCACCATTGACCATTCTATTCTGTGTGTAGAATCTTGCAGGAGCACGAGTTTTAATATCATCAATTGTGTCTCTTTGTTTAGCGTTTGTTACTGGTTGTTGTAATCCTAATACAAAACTTGCTGTTTCATTACGACCGTTACGGCTAATGTAAGGTATTGATATTGTAATATTTTGTAATTCATTAGGATTAATTATATAATCAAACCCGTTTGATTGTCGAACATATGTTCTAAATGTTCCAACTGGTACTTTAGCAAAGACACCGTCTCCAAATCTAAGTTCAACCTGATCGTTAGTACCTGAGGTCACTGAATATACTGTTCGTTGTTGCTCATCTGTGATTGGAGTTGCACCTACGCCGTAGATACTATCTACTTTATCCCATTCTGTTAGTGTGTTGGTATTAGTAACTTCATACACCCACACATCATTTTGGTTAATTCCTTCAAGGTTAACGTTAACTGTTCTATTAGATATTCTCTCTGTTAAATTAAAATCTTGACTTACTAATTCGCCTTGTTTAAAGTAAAAGAAAAATCCTGTGTTTGCTGATCCAAATCCTAACTTATCATTTTTATACAACATACTCATAGGGCTATTTGGCTGAGGAGACGGTTCATAGACGTATGTTTTATCAGCACTTGTAGCTGAACAAACTTCAAACGACATATTTACGCCATCTACTGTTCCGTCAAAAGGAACAACTGGTAAAAAGCCTTCAACTACATTTAGTTGATATTCGTCTGTGGTAGTACCTAATATAACTTGGCTATTTGCAGGGCGACCAAAACGTTGACTGTCAGTTAATGTTGCATTTATTACAGCAGTCATTTGTTCATACCAATCTTGGTTTGTTGAATCATTCCAGTTGATTCTTATTCCAGACAGATTAAATCCGTTGACATCTGTTACGGACTCAGTTGTTGATACTCCTAGTACTTTTAAGAATCCAGTTGCTGATTCATTACGCTTTGGACTATATCCAACCAAGTTTCCTAATTTAACAACTGAATCTCTTCGTTCTGCTGTATCAATGAAGTTTTCTCTGGTATTTAGATCATTTCTAAATGCTAGCCCTTGGCCCATAAATGCCATCAGGTCTAATAGTGCTATAAACTCACTTGATTCAGTATAGTCATTAAATGTTTCTGGATAATGTAATCTTAGATAATCTACGAAGCTTTTTCGTAGCGTTTCGAAGTCGTAACTTTGAAAATCAGCTTCACGGAAAGTCTTATACAGTCTTTTCCAATCCTCTGCTCCAAATATTGCTGTTTGTCTTGTAGTCTTAGCCATAGTAATCTCGTTGTTATCTAGTATTTATCACTTTAGATAACTGCGTATATTATTATACTAAGTTTGCGTTTTGTGTTTCTTGATCGAAGAACAAGCTTAATCTTTGCTGTTCTGTTGTTGGTAATACTGTGACAAAAAGTTCTACTAACACACCATTTTGTTGTGGATACACCTGTAAGTCATCTACTTTAACTCTAGGATCTTGCTCTACTGTTCTACGCATTTCATATTCTAAATCTTTCATAGTTGAATCAGTTTGAGGTTCAAATATTAAGCCCCATACATTAGTTCCATAACTTGGATTACCTAATTTTTCACCTTGTTTGATCGAGAGGCTATTCAGCACATCACGTTTAACTAGTTCGTAGTCAACTAGTCTAAACTTTTTGCTATTATCAATTGTAGAATATCCGTAGTAGGTTGCCATGTTATTATTTATCGACTTAATATTTAGGTTTTGGTACCTTATTGTTACTAATCAGTGCGTTACCTGCTTCTACTACTCCTGCTCTATCAGTTGTACCTGCGTATCCGCCTGGACTACCAAATCCACTAAGATCAGATGTGATCTTTTCATTTACAAAATCTACAGCATACTGTCCATTTCTCACTGACTGTTTAATACCGTTTGCGTTTTCTGTTGAGAGATCTTCATTTTTAGCCCATTTGACAGTATTATCTACACCATATAAAACTGATGCGTTTAGTAGTC